CCAGAAGGCTGCCATTCGAAACGGGACGTTTGACGGCTTGTGGTTGGGCGACTACTGGCAGTACAACGATAATTCCTGCAAGTGGATCATCGTCGACTTCGATCGGTGGCTGGACTACCCGAATGGCGAGAATCAGCACCGGATCACGGTCATGAGCGACCGGAACCTCGGAATCGACAACATCGGCGAGTCTGGCTGGTGCGAGAACGGCTGGAACGGCTCCAAGATGCGACGAGACTATTCCAACGGCATGGTGCGCTTCTCCACACTTACCCAGGTCTTCGCCATGTCGGACTTCCGGACGTTCCCTGTTATGGAGCCGCACGGTTACGAGAACACCGGAAACGCCTGGGAGCGCACGGAGAAGGACTGGACCTGGGAGTACCCGCAACTCACCATTCCGTCTGAGTTCGAGATGTTCGGCTCATATCTTGTGCACAACCGGATCAACGGCGACACGCACACCATCGGCCCCATCTCTCGTCAGTTCTCGTATTTCCGTGTCGGCAACCCGATTCCGACCCCGGGCGAGTCCTTCTGGCTCCGGGATCAGATCTCTAAGGACTACTTCGGCCTGTACTACGGCGATCAGCGTCGAGTCACTTGGGCCCAGTGGACCGAGAAGTACGGGGTGCGCCCCATCGTTTCTATCGGAGGCTAAATGTCTCATACTGTGGAGCTGGTGATCACCATATTCGGCTCCGTTCTCACCAGTACTGGTCTCTGGGCGTATCTCCAGAAACGTGCGGAAAGGCATGACGCCAAGACTCAGCTTATGTTGGGTCTAGCGCACAACCAGATCGTGGCTATGGGAACCGCATATCTGTCCCGTGGTTACATCACCATCGATGAGTTTGAGGACTTACAGAAGTATCTGTATCAGCCCTACCACACTTTCGGCGGAAACGGGACTGCCGAAAAGGTAATGGACGCCGTGAACCGGCTTCCGATCCATTTTCCTGACACCCGAAGAAAGGACAAGCGCTATGTCGCTGTCGAATCAGACATACAACACTCTGAAGTGGATTGCTCAGATCCTGCTTCCTGCCCTCGCCACCCTGTATCTCGCCCTGGCGGGTTTGTGGGGTTTCCCTCACACTGAGGCGGTTGTGGGTACCATCACCGCTCTCGACACTTTCCTGGGCGCTCTGCTCGGTCTTGCGGCCAAGAACTACGAGCCCGAGGTCGACGGCGTGCTTCATGTGGACCACAAGAACCAGGAGGTCTACGCCGCTCTGGAGACCCCCGCTCAGGACATGACCAAGAAGGACACGGCCACTCTGAAGGTCTCCGAGGTCTGACGATCCGCGGGATCGACATGGTCTATAATGATACCCCTCATTTTGAAAGGAATACCATGTCCGACAACAAGCCGAACACCAAGAAGGCCCTCGAAGAGGCTTACGCTTTCATCGACGGCATGGATCCCGACAGTGAAGCCTATCGCGAAGCTCTCCGCAGCATCAAGGAGCTTGAGCAGATTCAAGACGCAAAACACCGTCGTTTCTGCCCCAGCCCCGATGCCGTGGTGGGCGCCGCCGGCTCTATCCTCGGAATCCTCGCCATCGTGAAGGCTGAGCAGATCTTCCCCGTCGCCTCAAAGGCACTCGGATTCGTCGCCAAGATCCGCATCTGAGACACGAAAGCCTAGGACCCCACAAGGGTTCTAGGTTTTTCCAAAAAGTTCTGATTTTCGAAATCCAAAAATTCCCGGGTGGGAAAATTGGAACGCGGATTTTACAACCGCTATAACGAGACCCCTCACGAAAGGAATGCATCATGTCCAACATCTTCATCGCCTTTGGCTTCATCTCCTTCGTCATGTTTCTGTACACCGTCTACTCCCAGGCCCAGCAGATCAAGGAGCTCAAGAAGACCGTCCGCCACCAGCGGCATCTCCTTAAGGCTACCTCGACTCCGTCCGCCCAGGAGACCGACAATGTAGAGAAGTATCTCGAAGAAGATTGGGCCGAGATCGAGAAGATCTTCCGACAGAACTCTACCAAGAAGTGACTCTCACGCCTAGAACCTTCACGGGTTCTAGGTTTTCGCAGAATCAGCAGGGCATATAATGAGACCTATAGACCGAAAGGACCGATCATGCTGATCTCCCGCCTCGTCGAGAACCTTGTCAAGTCTGTCATCTACTGCGTTGGAATCTACGCCATCGTCAAGTGGGTGCTCTCTCGCTACAAGATCTCGAAGCAGGATGTCAACACCCCTATCCGCACTGACACCAGTCTCTAACGCCCGTGCCCTCTAACCGAGGGCATAGGTTTTCGCGGTTTCTGCATGTCCTATAATGAGACCCCATCCGAAAGGAACCATCATGACCCGCGTCGTCTTTGCCGTTGCCGCCCTCGCCGCCTCCTTCGCCCTCAAGCATTACGCCAACAAGATGCTTGACAAGAAGATCAAGCGAGCGCTCAACAAGAAGATCGCGGAGCAGAACGCTCCCGCCAACTGACCGCCTCACTCCTAGAACCCTACCCGGGTTCTAGGTTTCTCGAGAAAGGAACGCAATTGGACCACGATGACATCCAGCTGGAATTCTCCGATCTGGATCCTATCACAAATACACAGAAGGTCACACTCACGGTTCCAGCCGACGTGGCCCCCGAAGTCGCCAAGCAGATGCTCATCAATGCTATCCAGAGTAGCGTGAGCGATTCTGTAAAGACGATGTATCGTGACCACATTCGGGAGCGAGAGGGCAATCCGGAAGAGAACGAGTGGTATAAAGCACTCATCAATATTGGAGAGGAGAGCAAATGAACCTCGCATTCGTTAAGGCTGCCCAGGACTTCGTCGTACGCAACTCACACCATATCCTCACTGGACTGGCGCTGCTAGGCCTCGGAGCGTCGGTCGCTCTGAGCGTCCATGCGGACCGCCAGATGCAGGAGTGGGATATCGACGACTTCAAGCGCCTAACCAAAGAGCAGCGAATCAAGATCTACGCCAAAATCTATGCTCCTCCGGCCATCGCCATATTGGCCACAGGCGCTTGTGTCATCGGAGCCCACGGCATCTCGGTCAAGCGCGAGTCGTCCCTGCTCCTTGCCTATGAGGGCACGCGTCAGGTGTACGACCGTTATCGCGCCTCCGTCCAGGATCGACTTGGCCCTGAGGAGAAGACGATCTCCCAGAACGCCGCGTCCAAGATGGATCCATATCCTCGTGATGCCGCTGTGGTTTGCGGCGAGGGTGACGTCCTGTTCTACGACGCCTATAGCGGCCGTTATTTCAAGTCCACAGTCAACAAGATCGACCGTGTCGTCAATGAACTCAACTACACTCTCCTCCGTGAGATGTGCGTTAGCCTCAACGAGTTCTACGCCGGAATCGGCCTCGAGGGTATTTCCTTGGGCGATCAGCTCGGGTGGAATGAGCAGAGGCAGATCGAGGTGCACTACGGCGCCCAGGTCTCGGACGACGGGAAAGCCGTCGTGGTGATCGATTTCGTCGTCGAGCCCACGGAGAAGTGGTTCAAGCTTTCGTGAAAGGAGCACCGCCTATAACGAGACCCATCTAGAAAGGAATGACCATGAGTTTCAAAGAGACCACCGGATACAAGGTCGTATCCCTTGTCGCCTCGACATCCGCCAGCATTACCGCCGGTGCCGTTGTCGGCGCTCTCTGCCCTCCAGCCGGAGTGGTATTGACCGCTATCTACGGCGTCGGAAGTAGTGTCCTTGGCACATATGTCGGTGACAAGGCCGGACGACAGTATGCCGAGACCCTTGCCGAGACCATCGACTCCGTGAAGACACCTCAGACCAACTAGACCCCTATAACCCTCTCTCCGAGGGTTATAGGTTTCGCAAATTCTGCACGCACTATAATGAGACCCCATCAACTCGAAAGGAACTCTCATGTCCGAGAACACCGTTGCCACCACCGTTCCGACCTCCGAGACCGTTGAAGACGAGACCCCCATCATCGCCGTCAACTGGAACAAGCTCGGTGCCGTCGCCAAGAAGAGTGCGCGTTACGTGCTGCCCGCCGCAGCTGGTTTCGCCGCGCTCGTCCTGGTGAAGGCCCTTGCTAACTCCAGCGACAGTGATGACGAGGCTCCCGCCGCCATCGAATCGGACGCCGACGTCGTGGACGCTGAGCTCGTCGAAGAGACCGACGACTGATCCTACTCACCCCTAGAACCCAACTCGGGTTCTAGGTTTCTCATTTTCAGAAAGGAACGAACGATGGAGCTTCAGGCGGCCGTGGTGGTTACCCTCACCGAGAACGGCAAGACAGTCAAGCGCGTCATCCAGAAGAGCGACAAGTTCGACGAGAAGACCTCGTGGGATCATATTGTCAAACAGACCAAGTCGCTCGCAGCCACTACTCTCAACTCGATGGACTGAAAGGCATATCCATGATCAAGATGAACGTCAGCGCCGAGACCTTTGACGGCGACATGGTCACCGAGACCCTCTGGTTCCACATGAACAAGCTGGACCTGATCGACCTCCAGCAGTCGGAGCCGGGCGGGTTCACCGACACGCTTCAGGCGTTCATGTCTCGCAAGCCTGAGGACTGGACCAACAAGGACAAATTCAAGCTGTTCGACTATTTCCGCAAAATCGTCGACAAGGCCTACGGCGAGCGGTCGTCGGACGGCAAGCGATTCCAGAAGTCGCCGGAGATCCTCGCCAATTTCAAGGACAGCATCTTCTACGACGAGTTTGTTCTGAGCCTGCTGGAGGACGAGAAGAAGAGCATCAAGTTCTTCAACGGCGTCATGCCCAAGGCACTCCTCGAGCAGGCGAAGAAGGATCGTCCGGACGTATTCGGTTCGATCGAGGCCTGAGAAACCCGAGCGGGGCCCTGGGGAGACCTGGGGCCCCGCATATCAGAAGGAGCGAACATGAGTGACAACATTCCCGTGCGTGGGGATTTCCCCTCCAACTCACGGAAGACCAAGCCCGCCGTTGAAAGGGTTGTCAAGACTCCGGCGCGAATTGACAAGGGGAGTCTCGGCAAGCAGGCGCTTCAGGCGTTCTTCGCCGAGGACATCAAGGAGGTGGCCAACTACCTTCTCTGGGATATTGCCCTGCCAAGCGTCAAGAACGCCGTGAGCGATATCTTCACATCCGGGATCGACCGGCTGCTCTTCGGAGGCGACGGCGGTCCTCAGCGGTCTCGCAGCAACAAGACCTACACTTCGTATTCCAATCGGACTTACGGGCGTCGTGAGACTCCAACCGAGCGGCCGTACACTCAGAGGGACCGTCGGGAGCACAATCTCGAGTCCATCATATTCGCAACCCGTAGTGAGGCCGAGGATGTCCTGAATCACCTGATCAGCATCTGCGACCAGTACGACGTGGCGACCGTGGGAGACCTGTACGGCATGGCCGGCATCTCCCAGTCGTACACCGACGAGAACTGGGGATGGCGGGATCTCCGTAGCGGACGCGCTGTCCGTTCCCGCAATGGATATATTCTCGATCTACCGAAGCCGGAGGACGTCCGATGAACGACGAAGAGATGACAACTGTCTACGGTCTCACATCCATCTTTCTCACTGTTTTCATTCTTCTACTCATCCTCGCCGGACTGGGGACCCTGCCGGTCTGGGTCATATTCGCAGGCCTGTTGGTCATCAATGCCATTCTTATCGCAGCGATCGTGAACGACATAAGGAAGAACAAATGAGCGTCGAGCAGATGCGCGCTA